CTAAATCAGGATCAGAAGAAGTTGATAGAGTGGTATCTTATAATTACGAGGAAAATGTTTGGACTACAGGTTCTATGGATAGAACTTCGTGGGCAGATGCTACATTGTATGATAACCCATATGCTACTAAATTTAATGCAACAGGAATTCCAACTTATCCAACTATACAAGGCGTAACTAATGCTAACGGGGCATCTACTTATTATGCTCATGAAGTTGGTAATAATGAAGTTAGTGCAACTGGAGTTAAAACAGCAATACCTGCATTTATTCAATCTGGTGATTTTAATTTAGGTGAAGGAGAGGTCTTTATCAGTATGAGAAGATTTGTACCGGACTTTAAATTATTAACGGGTGATGCTCAAATAACAATTAATCTAAGAGACTATCCAGCAGATGGAGCAGTATCTTCACCTCTTGGACCCTTTACAGTAAATAGCTCAACTGATAAAATAGATACCCGTGCTAGGTCTAGGTTTGCTAGTTTAAAAATTGCAAATACCTCTACAGATCAAAACTGGAGATTTGGTACGTTTAGAGCAGATGTTCAACCAGACGGTATGAGGGGATAATGTTAACTGTTAATGATTTAATTGGTTTAGATTACGAAAGATTGAGAAGTCCTACTTCACCCATGCAAGACAGAGGACTTGGAACAATACCTCAACAAAATTTAAACACTTTATATCCAATGCAAAATTACGGTACTGCTGATTATGTAAATCAAAATTTAAATGTTCTTACCCCAACAACTATAAATGAAAGAGGTATATCCCCTATTCTTAAATCTTCAATCCCTGGTAATTTATTGTATGAAGATATGAATTATAAATACTTACCGTCCGCTATGGATCAATATTCATCACCAGATAAACCAAAAAATAAAAAAGAAGGCATTGGTGGATTAATTAGATTTTTAGCAGGGCTTGCTGTGCCTGGTTTAGGATTTGTATTAAATGCAGGTAGGGGTGTTCCGCAAGGAATATTAAATTTAAATCAAAGAATACAAGGTTCTAATTTTGGACAAGCTACAAGTTTGGCTGATTATTTTGATATGATGAAATACGGTGGTGCTCAAGGAAGAAGGGATGCTGCAGCAATGACAATGGCTCAAGCTAGAGGATTGCAAAAGCAAATCGACCAACGGCCAACGGCTCAAAGAGATATTTCAGCAGATAGAGGTATGGGACAAGTATCTTCTGCTAAATCAACTAAATCAACTAAATCAGGTATATCTTCTTCAGAAAGAGGAAAGGCATTACATGGCTAAGATTAATGCAGGTATCCCTGAACCTACTCCTGAATATAGACAAGAAAACCAAAGACAGATAGCTCAAGCTATTCGTACAGTTCAAGATCAATTAAATACTTCTTTTCAAGAAGAGCTTAAACAAGAAGTCGAAAGATTTTCTTGGTTTAGTGGGAGAAATTAATGTCTTGTAATAATGTAAACACAACAGGGTCAACAACTCCATTATCTGCTGAAATAGATTTTTATCTTGCAGTTGCAAAAGGAGATTTCACTGGTTATTCTAACGTATCTAAATTTGGATATAATCCAACTGTTGGGTCTGGTAATTATGAAAGTATTTGGGAAGGCAGTAATGCTTATCCTTGGATGAGTACCGATGATCAATTAGAAGTTCTAAGCTCAGATACAGATGATACATCAGCTGGAACTGGTGCAAGAACAGTTGAACTACAAGGTTTAGATTCTAGTTGGAATGTATTAACAGAAACAGTAACTATGAATGGTACAAGTGCTGTTACTACAACAGGATCTTTTCTAAGAATTTTTAGAGCAAGAGTAGTAACTGCTGGAAGTTCTGGAAGAAATGAAGGAACTATTACTATTCGAGATCAAGATACATCTACTACAAGAGCATTAATTACTAATGGTGCAACAGATGGAAATGGCCAAACATTAATGGCGGTATATACTATACCTGCAGGAAAAACTGGATATGTTATAAATATAAATGTTTCATCTAAAAAAGACCAAGAACAAACATATAGGTTGATGGCTAGAGATAATACAGTTGCAAACGCAGCATGGAACGTAAAAGAATTTTTAACAGGTAGAGGTGGATTTTCAGATTGGAGAAAATACGCTATAAACAAAGCAACAGAAAAAACAGATTTAGATTTTCAAGTTATATCTAATTCTACGTCAGCGGCAGCGGGAGGATTTGAGTTAATACTCATAGATAATTAATGGCAAATATATATAAAAACGCATTTTATGCACCCACAACTACATCAGCGATAGCTGTGTATACCTCTCCATCTAATTCGAGAGCAATCATACAAAATATACAAGTAACAAATGAATCTGGTAGTAAAATTCTAAAAGCAAGTATCACGGATGCATCTAATACCTCTACAATACAAATAGCTTATGCATCCATATCCGGGCCCACTATATGCAATATAGCTAAAGGCCCAATTATTCTTGAGGAGAGTGATATATTAAATCTTGAGTCCAGCACTAGCACAGGTGTGACTGCTGTGGTATCAATACTAGAAATAAATAGATCCGATCAAAATGGCTAAACAAAAATTTGTACATTATGTCCCAAGACCAAAACCCCCTAAGCGGCCAGGTCGTCATAAAAAAAGACTTAACAAAAACGAAAAAAGAAGTTATAAGAAGTACAATAGACAAGGAGGATAATTATGAGTGAATTAATTAAAATACCCGCAGAAGCAAAAGAAATAATTAAAAACAAAAGAACAGGTAAAGTATATGCTAGCAAAGCTGATTTTGATTCTGATGTTGCTGACCCCAATACTGACACTATTGTTGATGACTTTAGACAAGACCTCGAAATCAAGGTTACTAAAGTTTCTATGGGCGTTAAAACAAAAGACTAAGTAATGCTTTTTAATTGCATAGAAGATTTCTATGAACCTAATGACTTAGGTTTAATGACTATTAGTTTTTTAAACCAACATTTTACACCATCCTTTCAATCACAATATAACTATTATTCTGGAGACAGAATGAAAGCTTATCCTTGCTATGAAACATCAAGTTTAACATCAAATGGCAATCCTCTTAATCCTTTTGATATTTTTAAAAGAACTTTTGAAAAAAAAACTCAAATGCAAATTTTGCATTTGAAAACTTTTTTGAGAAAAACAAAACTTTCTGAATTAAAAAAATCTCCATCTTGGGGGCAACATAAACAACATCAAGACTCTGGTTGTGATATTGCAGGTGTGGTTTATTTCAATTCAAATTCAATTGATGATGGAACAAATTTTTATAATGCAGAACATGATTATGAGCCTACCGCAATTATAGGATCAAGATATAATAGATGTGTATTTTACTCACCACGAACTTTTCATTCACCGGTAATGAAACAATCTGTTGAAGAAAGATGGGTACAACCATTTTTTATAATAACTAGAAAAGAAACTTACGAAAAACTAAACGAGAATAATGAAACCTAGAGGTGCCACAGAATTACAACATGAAATGTTAGAAAAACATGTCCCAAAAGATTTGCTTGATCAAGTGCAGATCTGTACTTCTATTCCAGGTAAGGTTCCATTAGATCCAAATAAATTAAATATTCTTTGGCAAAAAAATTCTTGGGATCAACCAAACCTTCAAGAGTTTTTTGGTAATAAAGCAAGACATAAAGAATATGATTGGTACGTATTTAATAGTCATTGGAACTATGAAAAATTTAGATATTTTTTTGATATACCAACAGATCGATCCGTAGTTATTAAAAATGGTATTGAAAGTTTTCCACAAAGAAAAATATATAAACAAGGTGAACCTATAAAATTAATACACCACTGCACCCCCTGGCGTGGATTAAATGTAGTTCTTAGAGCTATGCAAGAAATAAAAAACTCAAATATTACATTAGACGTATATAGTTCTACTCAAGTTTATGGGGATGCTTTTAAAAAACATAACGATGATCAATTTAAACCATTATACGAACAAGCGGAAAAATTACCTAACGTTAATTATATTGGTTATAAATCTAACGAATATATAAGAGAGGTTATGCCTTCTTACGATATGTTTGTGTATCCAAGTATTTTTGAAGAGACCTCATGTGTTTCAGCTTTAGAAGCTTTAGCATCAGGGGTTCATGTCATTACAAATAACTTTGGTGCTTTATATGAAACTTGTGCAGAGTGGCCAGTGTATGTTACTTACAATACTAATTACGAAGCCATGGCTAGAGATACGGCAGCAGCTATTGAAGTTGCAGCGGGGTATTTGCATGAAGATTTTATTCAAGATCATTTAGAAGAACAACAAAAGTTTTATAAAAGATTTTATAATTGGCAAAAAAAGGGAATGGAATGGACTAGTTTTTTACAAGGAGCCCTTAGTGAGCGAAAGTAAAACATACATTAACGCAGACACTTATCAAACATTAAAAGAACTAAAAGTAGCTCCACAACCCTACGAGAAGAATATTACTCCACTATGGAAACCGGCCACCGGACAAAATAGAAAAAAAGCAGATTACTCTATATTTGTTGCAACTCCGGTACATAGTGAATGTTCTATTCATTACACACAAGCTTTATTAGAATTTCAAAAGATGGCAGTAGAAAAAAATGTAGATGTCACTTTTCAATTATTAAAATCATCTTTAGTTACACAAGGTAGAAATCTTTGTGTAGCAGCTTTTCTAGATAGTAATTATACACACTTATTATTTATTGATTCTGATATTTATTTTCATGCTGAATCAATATTTGAAATGATAAAAAGAGATAAAGATGTAATATCTATACCTTACCCATTAAAAACCATCCGTTGGGATAAAGCTATGGGCAGAATTAATGAGGGTAAAATTAAAACTGTAAAGGATTTACAAAAATCTTTTAATACTTATCCAATGAAAGTAGCCGACCACAATGATATAGTAGTAGAAGATGGTGTAATGGAAGTAACTCATAGTCCAACAGGATGTATGTTAATCAAACGGTCAGTGATTGAGAAAATGATAAAAGAATACCCTGATAAATATATCAAACAAAAGTCAGTTATAAATGGTGAGTATGTAGATAGACCTAACCTGTGGAATTTTTTTGATTGTATCCATGATCCTGTAAGTAAAACCTATATGGGAGAAGACTTTTCTTTCTGTAAATTATGGAAAGATATAGGCGGTAAATGTCATGCTTATATTGACCATCCTATTGTTCATATTGGCGAACATTCTTATGAGGGACGATTTGCAGATGAGTTGATAATACCGAAGTAAAATGGTATTATTTCATATTTAAAGATCTTTAAAGGAGAACATTTATAAATGCTACAATTTTTACCGTATGCACTAGCAGCTTTGGGTGGTTATCAAGGATATAGAGGAGCAAAAGAATCAGGAGCTTCTGGATTAG